GCGGAAGTTGTGGCGGCAAAAGCAAAGGCGAAGGAAAGCCTAAATGTTTGCCTGCAAGTAAAGCATATGCACTAGGTAAAAAAGGTAGAGCTAGTGCAGCACGTAGAAAACGTAAACAAGATCCTAATCCAGATAGACGCGGTAAAGCCAAAAACGTAAAAACAAAATGACACTAGAAGAATTAAAAACACTAGCAGGAATTTACGAACGTGGAGGATGGAAACTCTATGACGGTCCAAATCTATCTATAACAGGAACTGAAAAACAATATCTAGAAAAAAAGCACAACATTCAACCTGGCACACCTGAATGGTTTAAGTTGTGGTTTTCACTTCCTAAGTTAACAGGTGAGAAGCCAGTAGAATGAGAGCTTATCAATTCATATCAGAAAAAGCAGTAAGCAAAAAGCAACAGCAGTTCTTTGGCATTGTAAGAGCAATGCAAAAAGGCGATATGCCTAAGAGTGGCGAAGCAGGTGAAGTTGCTAAAGATATGAAAAAGAGTGATGTAAAAGACTTTGCTAAAACCAAACACAAAGGATTACCAACAAAGAAAACATCTGAAGAAGCAGCAGGTGTAGGAATTGTTACTAAACAAAATGCCACAGCCGATGTGCCAGTAGGTGGCGAATATATGAATGTAAAAAAATTATTCCCTAAAAAGAAAAAGAAAAAAGAAAGTTTAGCATACGTAGATATGTTTCAAGGACTTAATCCTAAATCACAAATTTACGTTGATATGGATGGTGTACTTGCTGACTTTTTTGGAGAATGGAAGAAACTAGTAGGCAAAGATTGGCGCCAACTAGGAAAAGATGAAATTGAACCAGCACTGAAAAAGATAAGAGATGAGGATAAATTTTGGTTAAATATTCCTCTAACATCAAATGCAAAAAAATTACTTGGTATTATAAAACAAGTAAAAGGTTCATATAAGATTCTAAGTTCGCCTTTAGCGAATGATCCAAATTCAGAACCTCACAAACGTGAGTGGATTAAAAAGAATCTAGACTTCTTCCCACCAACTGAAGTCATCATCACTAAGGATAAGGCGAAGTATGCAACCAACCCCGACGGCACACCTAATATTCTTATTGACGATTATGGTGTAAACATAGCAGCGTGGGAAAGTGCCGGAGGCATAGGGTTCAAGCATAAGGATCACAAGTTTGAAAGGACTGCTAAAAAACTTAAAGCAGAAATAGATGAAGACTTTCAAAATTTAATGAGAGAATTTATAGAAGGTCCGGCAGTATGGTGGGCTAAACAATTACAAGAAGCGTGGAGCGCAAAATACAAAAAAAGCATTAACTGTTCTAACCCAAAAGGGTTTAGTCAAAAAGCACACTGCGCTGGACGTAAGAAAAACGAAGGCGCAGAAATAACTATGTGGACTAATCCTAAGTATCAGGGCGCCGATGTTGACGACAAATACTATAAAAAGCAACCAGCAGAAGTACTAGACGTATCTAAACTTACACCGTTTGAACCTGCAGACAAAATGGATCCTAAAGATAATCACGACAATATGATGAAGTTTGTTGATAAAATTAAAGAAGGTGAGAAGGTTAAACCTATTGTAGTTGTACCGCACGAAGGTAAATTATTGATTGTTGACGGACATCACAGATATTTTGCACACTTAAAAGCAGGTGTAGACAAGATACGTGCTGTTATTGCTGATCCAAAGGATTTAACTTGGCGTGATGATGTTCCAGAGAGTTTAAAAGAAAATTTTGCTGATGGTAAGAAGAAAGGCAAAAGTAGACCTGGTAGAGTAAAGAAATCAGGTGCTAGTTGTAAAGGAAGTGTAACAAGTTTAAGAGCAAAAGCCAAGAAGTATGGCGGTGAGAAAGGGAGGATGTATCATTGGTGTGCGAATATGAAAGGCGGGAAGAAGAAAGCGAAGTAGAACATTACGTTAGATTAACTAAAATGTTCGAAGAAAACCCTTTAAGTTTCAATGAAAGGGCTGATATAATACAAAAATATTTTAACAAAACACAAGCGACAGACCCAGAAACAGGCTTCAATATGAACAACTTTTAGGTAAATATTAGTATGAGATTGTTTGAATTATTTAAAGAAATAAAAGAGACTGCTACAGCAGGTGCTACTTCTAGTGGTAGTATTGCAAGTATACCTAATCCACATCTTTCACCAGGAAAAGCACGTGGTAAAAAGAGTTATATTGGTAATCCAATGGGTGGTAGATCAGGTACAAAGGCACCTCCACAACCAGTAGTAAAACAGCCTAAAAAATCAGACGGTACTGCTAAAAATGCATTAGATATGAAAAATAGTATTTTTGGAGAGAACCCAATAAGAAGATAAATACTCTTATAGCGAGGAAACTATTATGGACAACAGAGAATTATTAAAAAAGATGTATGAAATTGATCCAACATCTCCAAAAGAGGATCTACAAAGATTAACAAAATTAGCAGAATCAACAGGAATTTTTGACCAGCCAACAGACAAGCAATTAATGGAATCTGCAGAAACACAACCAAGAGATGAAATGTCCGACTTCCTCGCTCTTGCAGGTGTTGACCATAAACAGACTCCAGAGGCTAAACAAACAATCACAGAAGCATACGATTCAGAAGCAGAAGCGAAGATGTCTAAAAAAGATGCTAGAAAGAAAGCATTACAGGATATCCAAAATGATCCTAATACTTCGAAAGATCCTGAATTGAAAAAAGAGCTTATGAAATCTAAAACAAAAGAGTCAATAGCAGAAAGCAAAGAAGAAAAGATGCCTTCGAAAGCACATATCAAAAAAATGTGTGCAGACGGTAAAACAAAAAAAGAAATTTGTGATATGCATCCAAACTGCGATCAAGGCAAACTTAAAAAAATGATTGACGATTGCAAAAAAGAAATTAAAGAATCAGTTGTACTTGAAGATGCTTACGGTGAAGTAATTGAAGCAAAAAGTGCTGCACAAAAGAAAGCACAAGAAAAATTCAAAGCAATGGTTAAAGGCAAAAAAGGTGATGACAAAGACTCGATGGACGAGTCGTCGGCTAAACCAGACTACATTGACATTGATAAAGATGGTGATAAAAAAGAGCCGATGAAAAAGGCAGTTAAAGATAAAGAAGCAAAGAAAAAGAAAACTGATGAGTCAGACGAAAGAAGTCTGTGCCATAGTAAAGATCACGACTGTGCAACAGTAGTTGATCATCCTAAATGGGGATTAGGAAAACCAGTTTATGAAAGCCACGCTATTCCAACAGACGATGGTTACGTAGAATGGTACGACGTAGAATTTAAACACGGAGTAGAAAAGAAAGTTCCTGCGAATGAAATGAAAGTTTATAAAATGGCAGAACACGGTGCTACACCAAAGAAAAAGAAAAAAGCAAAAGAGTCTACTGCACCTAAGTTTATTGAAATGATGAAACTTGTAAAAGAAAGCGGTGGACAACAAGCAATTGATCCTATGGACGATGTCCTTTGGAATTGGGCGAACAAAGTTGCTAAAGCCAAAGTAGAAGAATCAAATAAACAAGAAATTTTTGCAGCAATGGTATACGAAAGAAACGGCGGTCGTTTTGAAATGTATGATGTTGTAGAAAAAGGACTTACTGAAGGTAAAACTTGGATGAAGGACGGTGTTGAAATGTGTCCTGAAGCGTGTTGCGGTAAGCCTGTAACAGAATGCTCTTGTGGTTCAGACTGCAACCATTGCGACTGCAACAAGTAAATTAATCCAAAATTGTTAAAAAGCCAGTTAAGAACTTGACTGGCTTTTTTTATGACTATATAATTGTACTCATTAACTAGGAGAAAAACTTATGGCAAGAATGTACGGCCCTGAAGAAAAAGCAAAACTAGATCGTTTAATTAAAGAAGGATCTAATGTTATGCGAGAAGTTGAAGATTTAAATGAAGGTTTAAAAGATACTGTGAAAGCAGTGGCAGAAGAATTACAAATTAAACCATCTATTATTAACAAAGCAATTAAAATTGCACACAAAGGTGATTGGGCAAGACATAACGAAGAGTGGGATGAAATAGAAAGTATTCTAGGAATCACACATAATCTTCCCGGCGACTCACAAGGACAGTAAAGAATAATGAACTGGATCAATATAAAGGCCTTCTGGGTTAACAGTTACAAGAGTGATAAAACTGCATTTGCATTTGAATTGATTAGTTTTATTTTTACAGTAGGTGCAAGTCTTACACTTGCATTTAATGCCAAAGACCCTAATATGCTTTTAGTATATCCAGGATTTTTTGTTGGTAGTATTACACAATGTTATGCATCTATTAGAAGAGGTGCTGCTTGGGTTACATTATTAACCTTTTACTTTAGTTGTGTAAACGTTTTTGGATATGGTATAGCCGCTGGCTGGTACTAATCAAAATATAAAAATATACTTGACAACGTAACGATTCCGTGTTAATATAACACTATGCTTCGTAAATTTAAAAGAAGGTTATGGAGAGATATGAAAAAAGGCTCAACAACTAAACCCACATCTGATGGGCTTGAAATAGCAAAAGTTTTTGGTTGGCAAATTCCTATTAAGGAAAAACCAACTAGTAAAGGTACAAAAGGTGGAAAATAAAGTACAGCAAAAACCATATCAAGTATTAGCCTGGATTGCAACAGCACTGTTAATAGTTGCGGCTGCAATGGCAAGTTTTGTGCCAACTATAGATATGTTTTTTAATTTGCCTGGTATGATTCATCATTATGCATTTTCAAGTGCAAGTATACTATGGGTAGTTGTAGGTATTCTTTGGCAAGAAAGAAGTTTAATTGTTTTGAATTCAACATTGACCATAATTTATTTGGGCGGTGTTGTTTTTGTATAAGTATTTGTGAAGAAGGTAACGTCCGCCAAAAAAGGACATTTAGGTATTTGTCAGCCGCAAATGACATAAAGGAGATAAAATGAGTTACGTAGATGCATTCTATGATCGTGGTAATGATATCATAAAAGTCGTTGAAAGAAGAAACGGCAAACGTGAATTTAAAGAATACAATCCAAGACATATTTTTTATTACAAAGATCCAAGAGGGAAATACAATAGTATCCACGGAGAACCACTTTCACGTGTAAATGCTAAAAATATTAAAGAACTCCGCAAAGAACTTGCAATTCATTCCAATAAAAAATTATACGAATCAGATATAAATCCTATATACAGATGTTTAGAAGATAACTATCTTAACGTAGATGCTCCTAATCTAAACATTGCGTTCTTTGATATCGAAGTTGACTTTGATCCCGAACGTGGATATGCATCACCAGAAGATGCATTTATGCCTATTACAAGTATTGCAATACATTTACAATGGTTAGATACACTTGTTTGCCTAGCAATTCCTCCAAAAACATTATCATTAGACGAAGCAAAAAAAGCAATTGACGGCATTCCTGATACAATGTTATTTGAAAACGAAGCAGATATGCTTGATGCCTTTTTAGATTTAATACAAGATGCTGACGTACTAAGTGGCTGGAATAGCGAAGGATATGATATTCCTTACACTGTAAACAGAATAATAAAAGTTTTATCAAAAGAAGATACAAAAAGATTATGTCTTTGGGATCAGTATCCTAAGAAAAGAACGTATGAAAAGTTTGGTAAAGAATCACAAACTTATGATCTAATAGGTCGAGTACACGTCGATAGTTTGGAACTATATCGTAAGTACAATTATGAAGAACGCCATACATATAGACTTGATGCTATTGGCGAACTAGAAGTAGGTGAGAAGAAAACTGTTTACGAAGGCAGTCTTGATGCTCTTTACAATAATGACTTCAGAACGTTCATTGAGTATAATAGGCAAGACACTGCACTGCTTGATAAACTAGATAAGAAACTTAAATTTATTGATCTTGCAAACACAATTGCACACGAAAACACAGTTCTTATTCAAACAACAATGGGTGCTGTTGCTGTTACAGAACAAGGTATTATCAACGAAGCACATAGACGTGGAATGATTGTTCCCAACAGAGTAAAACGTGAACCAGGCAGTGAGCCTGCGGCAGGTGCATATGTTGCATATCCTAAGAAAGGCATTCACGAATGGATTGGCAGTGTTGACTTAAATTCACTGTATCCATCAGTAATTCGTGCATTGAATATGGGTCCTGAAACTGTTGTAGGTCAACTTAGACAAGATGGAACAAAAGCACACATAGAAAGTCAAATGTCAAAAGGTAAAAGTTTTGCGAGTGCTTGGGAAGGTATGTTTGGTTCAGTTGAATATAGTTCTGTTATGGAAAGAGAAGTAGGCAGAGAAATTACTATTGATTGGGAGAATGGTGATAGTGATACCATAAGTTCTGCACAAGTCTATGATTTAATATTTGAAAGTAATCAACCTTGGATGCTTAGTGCTAATGGCACAATCTTTACTTACGAAAAAGAAGGTGTAATTCCCGGACTACTTGCACGTTGGTATAAAGAACGTAAAGAGATGCAGGCAAAACAGAAAGAAAGTCAAAAT